TGTGCAGAGCGCGCCGCAGCGCCGCTCTGGTGGTGATCAGCTCATATTCCATCGGGCAGGTCCAATCAGAGGAAAGGGAGCGCGCAGGACGCGCTCCCCGGGGGTTTAGCGGCGAGCCTTCGGCTTAGTGTAGGACGGGGCCGGAGCGGCGTCCCCGTAGACCAGCTCGTCGAGCGAGGCGTTCCCAGCGAAGAACGCCTCGACCTCGTCGCGCGTCGCCCAGCCGGAGATCGCAAATTTCGGCTTGTAGTTCTGCGCGCCTTGAGCCGTGAAGCTCTCAGCGCCGAACCCGAAGATCGGCAGCGAGGGCGCGCCTGAGCTCATGCGACGGACGATCTCGTTCAGGAGATCGGTGATCGCATTCCGGCCGGAGACCGAGTTCGTCACAAACTTGACGTTCGTCGCCGCGCCGTCGGTCGAGATGCAGCCGAAGCCTAGCGAACGATGCCAGCCTTCGCCCGTCTTCGTGTTGTAGGGCGCGTGGTCGGGCAGATCGACTTCCTCGGCGGCGGCTTGCCTGTTATAGATCGACCATTCGACGCGGTCGATCGGCTTAGACGCCTTCCAGCAGATCCAGCCTTCGATCACGCTCTTCGGTTCGAGAATGAAGAGCACGTCGTCGGTGAGGTCGGCGCGATCCCGGCCCAGAGCGTAGGATCCGGTCTTGCCCGAAAAGGCGAGATACTGGACGTTCGCGCCGGTTCCGGTGCGCTGCTCGTCCGTCGTTTCGGCCAGCGCCGCGATCATCTGATCGTCAGAGATCTCGGGCAGGGCGTTGTTGTCGAGGTAGGCAGTCAAAGAGGTCGTTGTCATTTTGTGCTCCATTTTTGCACGTTGCTACGTTCCCGCGATCAGGTCGCGAGCGCCTTAACGGTCAACCGCTCAGACGGAAGACCGATCTTCCTGAAGGGCGTGAGGTCGATCCCCGCCTTCTCCATTGCTTTTTGATCGAGAGAGGAGCGACCGGCGACGGACGCAAGCTCGATCTCGATGTCGCCGACGATCGTCGAGGCGGTGTTCCGCTTACGGAGCTCCTCCTTGATCTCTTCCGCGATCTTGTCCTTCTCGTCGGAGAGCTGATCTTGCGTCTCCTTGATCTCGACGTAACGCTGCACGATCGCGTCGAGCTGCGAGCCGCGGTTCGAGCGCGTGAACGCCTTCGTCTCGGTCAGGTCAACGCCGCAGCGGTCGGCGTAGGGGCAGGTCTTGCAAGCGCCGGTGGCGCGCCCCTCGCGATCGAGGCGGTCGACGTTCCGCGTCCGCAGCACTTGCCCGGCGCGCAGCGCCATGTCGTCGAGGAGATGCGGGTTTCGCCCGACCGGGTAGATGTCGAGCTGGTTAAAGTTCGAGGCGTCCATGTAGAGGATCAGCCCGCTCTCGATGTCGAGCCCGCGATGCTTGCGGAGGAGCTCCATCCCGATCTGGATCTGCACGAGGTGCTCCCGGCGCGGCAGGTTCGCGCGGTTCGTGCGCGGGTCGATGGTCTTGATCTCGAGCGCGATGTGCGCGCCGGAGGCGTTGAACAGCACGCCGTCGGGCGTGGCCGAGATCCGCAGATCTTCGTCCGCGACGCTGGTCTGATCGTCACCGGCGAACATCAGCTCGAGGCCGGACGCGCGCAGCATCTCGACGACGTATTTTTCGCCGTGGGTTCCGCGCCGGGCAAAGCCCCAATCCTGCGGCGCGGTGCTGGGCTCGTGCTTGGCAAACCATTGCTTGCGGATGCACAAGACCGCCTCGGAGGCGTTGAGGTATTTAGAGCGGTCGACGCTCCATGTCTTGCGCGCGTCGATCACGTCCGCGCCGCGCAGGATCGCGCTTTTGAGGTCTTCGGGGGTCATAGTGGCAGGTCTCCTTTGTTGAGGTTCGTCTTATATTTCTCGACGGCGATCCGGACGCGCTCCTTGACGTGATCGCTCCCCGAGGTCAACGCGGTGCGAAGGTAGGACCGCGAGAACCCGAGCGCCCGACTTGCAGCGCACATCGAGCGAAAGGAGATCCCCTCGATCTCGACCGGCTTGCGCTGGGTCGTGCCCAGCCCGAGCTTGTCCATGCTTCCCCGGGCAAGCGCGGAATAGACCGCGTCGATGCTTACGCCGAGTGCACGCGACGCAGCTCTTGTTGATGGATAGATGACCCCGCGCACGTCGATCAGCATCACATCCCCTCCGGGCGGCGTGGTGGGTGCATCCGCGCCGTGCGCTCGATGTAAAAAATATGGTTCCCATACATCCCGATTATTTGAAGGTCGTCGGCCCAGTAGGGATCTGCGTCGATCGTCGCGTAGTGGGTCGCGCCGGTGCACAGGTCGCATCCGTTCAAGAGCGTCTCGTTCGCGATGATCTGCGCGAGCAGATACGCCTCCGGATCCGTCGGCGTGTCGCTCTTGCCGTCCTCGGTCCAGCTAAAGGCGCGGTGCTCCCAGACGACGCCGCAGACGGTATCAGGAAAGCCGGGCGTCGCGACGCGCTCCATCGTCACCTCGGCGACGAGGCGCTGGCCGTCGACGCTTTGGTTCCGCGCCTCCCAATATACGTTAAGGGCGAGGCAGGTCGCCGCTGCGATCGTTATCATTTGCCGGTCTCCTCGAGCGCGATGAGCCTGCGCCACTTGTAAATCGAGGTGAAGCAGAGCTTATGCAGCTCCGCCGCAGCCTTGACACCGATCCGCTCGGCGTCTTCTAGGGCAGCTTTCCGGACGCTGTCCGGAAGGCCGTAGGCGGGGTTCATCTTCTCCATGCTCATTCTTCTCCTGCGTTGAGCTTCTGGTGATGCCGCGCTTTTTCGCGGCTGATCTTGTGGATCGCTTCGTCGATCTTGGTCTCGGTCTCGAGCGTGTCGACGTGGACGTGGCGCTCTTGGCCCATGCGATAGAGGCGCGCATAGAATTGATCCATGATCGCCGGGCTCCAATCCTCCTCGACGACGATGATGCAGTTCCCGCCGCGTTGCAGGTTCAAAGAGACCCCCATCGCGCCGATCTGGCCGACGAGGACGTCGAGCTCACCTGCGTTGAACATCGCCTCGAGCTCCGCCTTGCGCGACATCGAGGTGCGACCGTCGAGGATCTCGCAGCGCAGCCCCTTGGCGCGCACAGCAGCGCATAGCCCGTCGATGACCTCAGTATGCCAAGCACCGACGAGGACCGCTCCTGCGGTGTCTCGGGCGCGCTCTGCGATAACGTCCGCAGCGGCGGCGACTTTGCCAAGCCCGATCAACCGGCGCATCGTCGAGAGCGCGGGATCCTTGGCGGCGAGCTGCTCTTCGACCTGCGCGAGCGACATCGAGCGCATATCCGCAAGCGCAGCCGTCAGCTTAGGCGAGCTCGAGAGCGAGATCGAATAGCGGTTGTGGGTGATCGGGGGCAGCGCAGCCCAGACGTCAGAGAGCTCGCGGCGGACGGCAACGCGGTCCGCGCCGGTGTAAAGGATCTCGCGGAGCTCCTCGGTGTTGCGCGAGCCGACGCTCATCGTCACAGGGAAGAACACGCCGGGGAAGTGCTTTTGCTGGCGGATCGTGTAGCGGATCTGGAACCGCTCGACCAACAGCCCGCCGAGCTTCGCTTTCATGATCGCCGGCGCAGCGCGGAAAAGGAACGGGATAAGGTCGTCGTTCCAGCGCGTCACGGGCGTGCCGGTCAACAGCCAAGAGTGCGCGAACGCGCCGACGATCCCGCCGGATCCGAGGATCGCTTTGGTGCGCTTGGAGGTCGTGCTCTTGAGGGCGTGGCTCTCGTCGCAGATCAAGACAGCCTTCGGGCTCGTCGCAGCAATCGCCTTGAGCTCGGCGGCGCGCTTGGTGGCGATCTCGTAGGACATCACGACGACGGGCACAGCGCGGTCGATCTTGGCCGCGCCGGTCTTAATGATCTGGACGGACAGGCCGAGGTGATCCCCAGCCTCGCGTGCCCACATCTGCAGAGCGATCGGCGGCGCGATGATGACGAGGGGAGCAGCACCGACGAGGCGCGCAGCCTCAAGCGCGGTGCGGGTCTTGCCGGATCCCATGCCGGAGAAGCACCCGGCGAAGCGGCGGGAGGCGAGGAAGGCGGCGTCTTC